TCGCCGCGTCACCGATCGTCGCCGCGTAACCGATCTTCGCCGCGTCACCGATCGTCGCCGCGTCACCGATCTTGATATTTCTTTTTTCAAATTCAACGGTTAATTCTGAAATATTTTCATAATGGAATTCTTTCCAGGAATAATTTTCTAATAAGTAGATTTTCATATTGAGTTTTTTTATCTGTTTAAAAATTCTTTAAGTTTTATTTGTGCTTCAGCCATTCTAACCAGGTTGAAAAGTACTTCAAGTGGTAAGTCCACCATTTCCATGAACAAACATTTTTCGTCCTTTTCGTTCGTGGAGAAAGTCGCTTTACGGTCTAAAAGATTAAGGCAAAACTCAAAGACCTCCTTTTCTGATTTGTCGATTTGTACTATCATACTGCATCTGTTTGATAACTTCCAATTTGAATTCCATGGATAGGCAGACCGTCATACTTCTTATTCACGAGCCTATCAGCCTTGAACGTTGCCGCGAATAACCAGGCGCTTGCCGTATTGGTGGTTACGTATATTCGATGGTTAATGTGGATTATAAATTTTCTCATAAGTCTCGTTATTGAAAGCGTTCGTATGCAGCCTCATTTTCATTGTTCTCAAGCTTATCAATCACCTTTCTGAGTTCGTCCCATCCACCGTACCAGTGAGCGATTTCCCTAAGATCGGTTTCGTTAGTTGCTTCCATGTCGTCTATTTGACGCTGTGCCAAAAAATCACTTTCGGCTTCTGGATTATCAATTTCCTTGTTGGTTCATATAAATAAATGTCTATAGTTATAAGTTCTTTTAACCTCAACTTTTGAGGCTGTGTAATTGTGTAACGCGCTATGGAGTTCAATTATGCCAGACTCCATGCGCTCTAATATTTCAATAATTCTTAAATCAGCCGCAGATTTTAACTGACAGCCGGTCTCAATTGAGGGCTTCCCCAAGGTTGCTGATTCAAGGATTTTTGATTTCATTTTGCGATTGATTTTAAAAAGTCGTTCAGTAATTTTACGCGAATATCGGCCTGATGCTTATCAGAGTTCCAAGCTTCTAAAGATTTGAGGTGTTTTGTGGAGGTTTTCATGTCATAGTTTTTAAGTTAAAAAGAATAGTGTTCTACGGTTATCGCCTCCGCCTATTTCGTTTCGCCTAAATCTCCCTAACTATTTTTCATAGTTTTAAAATTTTATTGACACATTAAAAGATCCATCATTGGTTGTTGGACATAGCCAAGCTTCTTTTGAATGTTTGTTGAGGTTGCCGTGAGCAAGTTTAAGGTCACAAACAACAAAAGTTATTTCTTCGTCAAGCTGAACAATATTACTTTTTGTCACCTCTTTATTGTTGAATTGATCAATTATGCTTTGGACATGCTTATTTGGTATGCCCGACACCTTGAATTCGTAAAGTTTAATTGTCTTGGTTTTCATAGTTGTAGAGTTTTTGTGTGAATTGTTAAGTAAAGGTAATACTTTAATTCACAAAGTCAATACTTTATCAAAATAATTTTAGGAATATTTAAGTATTTTTTATTACTTTTGAACATGGCAATTAAGAAAAGAAAGATAGGTAGGCCAAAAGTGCCTATTTCACTCAAAAAAATAGGTTTTTCTATAAAAGTTAGACCTACTCTATTAAAAGCGATTAACGAGAAAACTAAGGATTTGAATCGCAACGCTGAAATAGAAGCAATTTTGGAGCAAAAATATTTATGATTAAAGGGTCAAAATATTTACCAGCAATATGCCTTCAGATTTATAGAATGCAGTGCTCAATCGCTGAAAAAAATGGGAGACTTATTGCATTAAGAAGTTTAGACCTGAAAATAATTACTATCATTATGATGGTAAAAATGGGGGTTTGATTCCCCCGGATGGGGTGCTCAAAATGTAGGTAATACCGAACAATTAATTACACGGTGCAATATTGCACAATTTTACAATGGTGAAACAATGGGAAAAGGTAGGATTGAAAATCTAAAGCACTTTTCAAAAGGTGATAAAAACATTAATCGTAATGGACGACCTAAGAAATTACCCCTTTTAGACACATTATTAGCGGATATTTTTGGGGATGATGAGATGGAGAATATCCTAACTGCTATCTATAAAAAGGCATTGAAAGGCGATACTAGGGCCGCTGAAATCATACTTGAACGCAGCTATGGCAAAGTAAAACAGGATTTAGGAATAGATGCAACCGTTCAAATCAACGTCACCAGGAAGATTGTAAAATGACAATCGACTATAAATTAGAATTCAGTCAGCCACAAAACGAACTTTTCTTCCCAGAAGGCCCCTTTCCAAAATTTACGATAGTACGAAAAGGTAGGCGCGGAGGTCTAACCAAGGGAGCCGCAAATGCCATGATCGAATATGGCTTGTGCGAAGAATACGAATTCCTACCAAAAGGGCCGCTTTTGTTTCTGTGGGGCGATACAATTTCAGCAAACATAGATAAGTATGTCGAGCGGTATTTCATGCCTGAGCTTAGAAAATTACCGCAAACAATCTGGAAATGGAAAACTCAAGAGCGCATGATGCGCATAGGGCGCGCCACCATCGACTTTAGATCCGCTGACAGGCCGGAAAACTGGGAGGGGTTCGGATACCATCTTATATTTCTAAACGAGGCAGGTATAATATTGGATGATCCTTATTTGTATACAAATGCCGTTTTACCCATGCTTGTTGACTTTCCGAATGCAAAGATCATCGTTGCTGGTGCTCCTAAGGGCAAGCGAAATAAAAACGGAGAACACAAGTTTTACGAGTTATACAAAAAAGCTTTGACAGATACTGTCAGGTATCGCACTATGTCGTTTACCGGCTTCGATAACCCATTTATTGCCAGGGATGAAATACATTTGATCGAAGAGGCCATGGATTCGGAAACCGCTAAACAGGAGATATACGGGGAATTCATAGATCTTACCGAGAAAAAGTTTTTATATGCTTATTCCGAAGATAAACATGTAACAAGAGACCTATATGTTCCCAACCCGCACTTAAACATTTTGATCAGCTTTGATTTTAATAAGGATCCCATGACTTGCTCAATTGGCCAGGGAATTGATATCAGGACTTTAAAAGTATTCGATTGTATTAAGGTACCGAACGGTTCAACGCCTGAACTTTGCGATATGATACTAGCAAAATATCCTCAATTTATGTTTAAAATGGATGTTACCGGGGATTCAACCGGCAGAAATAGAACACCCATGTTAGAGGGCGATGTTAACCACTATATCATAATCCGTCAAAAACTTAAACTGAAGGATCACAATTTAAAGGTACAAACAAAGAATAAAGAACTTTCCGCCAGCAGAATACTTTGTAATTCAATTCTACAAAATGCAGATATCACAATTAATGAAACTTGCAAGGATTTGATAAATGATTTAGGTGCAAATGTTGATGGTTACGGGGAATTAATAAAGGACAAAGCAAACCCATTGCACTTCTTTGATAATTTCCGCTATTTATTGGAGGCATATTTCCAGGACTTTATCGATAAGCACCACCTTTATAAAAAGAAATCGGTGTAAACCCGGATATTTTACAAATTAGTTACGTATACTTGTACGGTATAAATGGCAAGTAATAGAACAAAAAGAGTTGAAATAAGGCTAAAGCCATCTGAATGGACTTGTTTATGGCAAGAGGCCAGAGATAATGATTTAACCATTTCAGAATATATCAGGAAACTAATTTCAGAAAGATGCAAGAAATGAAATACTGGATTTACTTCCTTTTGAACGATGGTATAGTGGTATACGTAGGTCAATCACAGGATTATAAAGGCCGTGTATATACTCACAAAAAGGATAAAGTATTTAATTCAGTTAGGGCTATTGAATGTTGTTCATGTAAGTTGAATTATTACGAAAAAAGATGGATTGATAGATTTAAACCAAAATATAATAAAATACATAGGGATGTAAATAAGAGATTACGAAAACATCAATTAAAAAGAGTGGGGATTATATTACAAGAAGAAGCTAACACTATCGCTATGCATCAATCTAAAAACCGCGGAATGTCATTCAATCAATATGTGGAAAATCTTATTTTGGAGGACTGTAAAATATCGAAGGCATGAAGATCAATATCGTTGGCCTTGGAAGCACAGCAAAGCACTGGGATGGTATTGGGACATCGATCGGCGTGAACGACTGCAAACGCCTTGGATTTGACCCTACCTATTTATTAATTGTTAATACAGCTAATCAATTTACTTTTGATCGATTGGAATTCATTAAAGCCACAAAACCTCATAAATTATTCACGGATCAGCCCGACAGCTGGGGTAAATGGTTCCCTGACATTCCTGTAGTTCCAATTAATTCCCGTGCTTGGAGCCATTCAAACCGACTTCAAAAGATCAGCAAAAACTATTTATATCATTCAAAGACAAGCCCTTTTTTAGCTATTTCAATGGCATTTTCATGGGGATTCACTGAAATAATACTTTGGGGCGTTGATATGGTTGATCATCACCGATACAAACCAGGGGAGGGCGCATTCTTAAACGAATACGCATCTTACAAATCATTTTGTGCATCCCTTAAAGAAGCTGGATGCAATGTTTATTTAGGTCATGAAGGCAGCAATTTAAAGTTCTTACCGATATGGCAAAAGTAAACGGAGACAAAGCCTTTGGATACTTCCAAGACCGCGCTGAGCAGCGCATGACGCATTGGATCAAGAGACTTGAAGGTGATGTTAATAAAATTAAGTTTGAGCTTTCAAAGGTTCGGTTCTGGCAATTCGGTAAACGCAAAGACTTAATCAAAAGATTATTTGCCTCATTCCTTCAGATCGAAACTATTAAGGCCGCAATACTTGAAATCAGATTGTTAAGATAATGGAGCCTTACGCAATCATAACGCCAACACGAGACCGACCTAAGATGCTTGAGTTCTGTAAAAAGCAAGTTAGTCAGCTGCTTATTCAACCGGCACAACATTACATTATTGATGCGCCACCGGTCACGAGTTCGATTGACATATCGGAAAGGGTTTGTGAGGGAATGTACAGAGCTAAGGATAAAGGAATAGATTTGTGCTTTATCCTTGAGGATGATGACGGATACCCAGCCGATTACATTAATCGTTTTGGCGACACTTCAAAGCATGACTTTTTCGGGTGTGAACAAACAACTTATTACCATCTAGCCAATAGAACATGGCAAACATTTATACATCCAGGCAGATCATCGTTATTCTTAACCGGGTTTAGAGTATCGGCACTGAAAGGATTTGTCTTTCCAAAACGAGATCCATTCCTGGATATTAAAATATGGCAACATGCTGAGAAATTTAAACGTAACTTAACAAAGTTTATACCTTCATCCGGTGCGGTTGGTATTAAAGGTCATAATCAGGGATTAACAGCGGGTAAAGGGCATAAAATTATTATGCAAAATTGTGATCCTGGTTTTGATTGGCTGCAAAATAATGTTAGCGAAGAGGCTTACAAATTTTATATGACTTTATGACCATCGAAGCGCACATTATTATGTTCAACGAATCATCAATCCTTCCGCTTGTAATTAAGCACTGGAAAAAGTTTGTTGACAATATTATTTTTTACGATAATGGATCAACAGATTCAAGTAAGCTAATAGCGGAATCAATGGGATGTCAGGTAATACATTTTGAAACAGGAGGTAAGCTTGATGATATTGCATACTTGAACATTAAGAATAATGCATGGAAGAACTCAGAAGCTGATTACTGCATTGTGTGCGATTGTGACGAAATATTATTTTTCTTACCATATCCAGAACGTAAACTATTCGAAGAAAACTTAGAAAACGGAACAACCATTTTCAAAACTCATGGCTGGAATATTTATTCAAACGAAATACCTAAAGATGATTTACTCGAGATAACAACCGGGTACACTTTTGACAACTATTCAAAGTTTATCATGTTCTCCCCTCAAAAGATCGCTGAAATGAATTACCAACCAGGGGCGCATAAGTGTAGTCCTTACGGGGAAATAAAATACAGCGATGAAGTTTTATACTTGCTTCACTATAAGAACATTGGAGGTGTTGAAAGATTATTGAATCGTAATAGGTTATTCTCAAAAAGGATGAGCGTTAATAATATGAAGAACGGATTCGGTTCTCACTACAACGAAGCAGAAGGTAAAACTCGTAAAGTTTTCGCGGAAAGATTGGCTAAAAGTAAATCATTGTTATGAAAGTGTCGTGTAACTTTCTCGGACGTACGGCAAACAATTTAATCCAGGTATCTGCCATGATCGGCTACGCACATCGTTACGAAGAATCATGGGGCATACCTAACGGATACCATCACAAACAAATGTATAACTACTGGGGACATCTTCCAGTTTATAGAGGCAAAACACTAACTCAGTTTTCAGAGAATCCAGAATGGAAAGGCGAAAAGGTAATACCTCACCATCCGAACGGTGTAAAACTTCATGGCTTCTTTCAATCACTTAAATACTTTGAACACTGCCAAGATGAAGTTCGGCATTGGATACGATTAAATGAAACGCCTATTGAATACGTTGGATTACATTGGAGGCGCGGAGACTACTTACAATATCATGATAGGTTCCCAACGCTAACTGATAAATACCTCAAAGAATCAATTGAGTACTTTACATCACTAGGTTATAATGACTTCATGGTGTTCAGCGATGATATACAACATTGTAAAGCTTATTTACCATCCAGGTTTAAAGATGTTAATTTCAAGTTTTCAGAAGGCCGCAATGAATATGAAGACCTTTCGTTACTTGCCTCATGTGAGCATCAGATCATAGCAAACAGTAGTTTTTCATGGTTGGCAGCTTGGTACAATACAAATAAAAATAAAATTGTAATTTCACCTTCTAAAGAAACTTGGTTTGGTGAAAATAATAAACTCGATACAACCGATTTAATCCCTAATTCATGGAAGCAGATCCACGCAAGATAAGCGTATGCGTAACTTTCTTTAATCGTTCTGACATGATCGGTAAATGTATTGAAGCCGCTTTAAAAGATGATCGTGTTTCTGAAATAATCATAATTGATGATCAATCCAGCCAACAGCATTATAATTCATTGCTTGAGCAATTCGGTAATTTAGAAAAGGTTAAACTTTCACAAAACAATGAAAACATTGGATGCTACCGTAACAAACATGATGCGATAAGTCGCGCTTCAAATGAAAATGTTTGCATCTGGGATTCTGATAATCAATTCGATAAATCATACATTGATAAGCTTTACGAATATGGATTCTGGAACCCAGAAAACATTTACGCTCCATCATTGGCCGGGCCGTTCGATTACAGAGCCTTTGAAGGCAGCCTTTTAAACAAACAGAACATTGCAAAGTTTGTTGGTCAACCCAGATTTGACGCAATGATGAATACAATGAACTACTTTGTTAACCGAGACGAATACTTGAAAGTTTGGGATAGCAACGCAAAGCCATACGCAATTGATTCTATCTATCATAATCTGCAATGGATAAAATCAGGGCGTAATTTCTTTGTTGTGCCAGGTCTTAATTACGATCACACTGTTCATAAAGGATCGCTATACATGAAAGAAGGTCACTTAACTCAACAGATGCATAAAAATATTATCAACGAATTTAAAGCAATGCGATGAGTGAATTTTTAAAATGGATTTTTTTAATACATTATTTTAAGGTAATAAAAAGACGCGCTCCTGTAGAGAGGTCATTATTTCAATAATTGTAACCATTATAGTATGCTCATAGACTTCAAAGAACTATTCCCGCGCCACAACATTACACCGAGTGGTGTATTGCATATTGGCGCATCTGAAGGACAAGAAACCGAAGCTTATGTTTCTCAAGGTGTTACTGACATTGTTTACATTGAAGCACTGCCTAACGTATTCCAAGACCTTATAAATCACGTTAAAAAGTTTAATGGTAAATTCACTTGCATTAACGCGTGCATATCAAATAAGGATGATGAAGAGGTATTTTTTAATGTTGCCAACAATGGAGGGCAAAGTAGTTCAATGCTGGAATTTGGCACACATTCAAAGGAGCATCCTACGGTAAAGTTCACTCATAGATTAAGATTGAAAACTTCGCGGGTAGACACACTTTTTAAAAAGCATGAATTAGGCGATCATTACGATTTCCTTAACATAGATTTGCAAGGATCTGAGTTAATGGCATTACAAAGTATGGGTTCAATGCTGTCTAATTTCAAGTGGTTGTACTTGGAAGTAAATAAAAAAGAACTTTATGAAGGATGTCCATTAGTTCAAGATATTGATAATTATATTTTAGGATTTGGTTTTGTTGGTGTAGAGGAAAAATATACCTCACATTTTTGGGGTGATAAGCTTTTTATTAAAAAATAATTTTATGGGACGACTACACGAATTAGCCGAAAAGTACGGCACTGATAAACTCGGTCATGGATACATTGATTTCTATGAAACTAATTTACCCCCAAATCCAAAAAAGATTTTAGAGATTGGTGTACTAACCGGTGCATCAATTAGAATGTGGAAAGAATATTTCCCAGACACAGAAATTCACGGACTTGATTTATTTGAAGAGAATCCGATACCGGATATACCTGGAATGATATGGCACAAAGGAAGTCAGACAGATCCAACCATGTTGTATAACTTAAGGAATGAAAAGTTTGACCTTGTGATCGAAGACGGTTCACATAATTCAAGGGATCAATTAATATCTTTTTATGGCCTTTTTACAGATGGTATGCATTACTTCTGTGAAGATCTGCATTGCTGTGATGAAGAGTTCTACAGACAGGGATTACCTTTTGATCTTACCATTAAAGGACAAATTATTATTGATGGTCGTTGGTATGCACGTCCTGATTGCCAAATAGCACTATACAAATGATCGATTCAAGATTCCGTCCACACATTAAACACGAATACCCAATTAACAATAAAATTATTTTCGAAGAGTGGTTTTATAAACGCTACAATCCTGTAGATAATAAATCTGGACGTGAATATGTTGACGTTTTCCCTACTTCATACGCTGTAAATTCAAGCTATGGACGTGAATCAAGAAAGATGAGGGATTTGCAATCGGCCATTAATAACATAGATAAAAGAAAAAAGTATTTCATGGTTTGTCAATACGACTCTGGCCCTATGGTTGACTTAAACGGAATTGATATTGTTGTGTGCGGCATGGGAGGGGGAAGGATTGACGTACCTTTACCCCTTACTTGCCAGCCTCACCCATATACATTCAATGTTGAGCGAAATGTATTTGCAAGCTTCTTAGGAGGTATGACACACGACATCAGGCGCGAAATGATGAACGCTACAAAGAACAATGCAAGGTATCAGGTATCGGAACGCAAAACACCGATTAATGATTATTGCGAGTTAATGAGTAAGTCAATATTTGCTTTGTGTCCCAGGGGCTACGGCGAAAGTTCTTTCAGGATATGCGAGGCTTTACAGTATGGAAGTATTCCGGTTTATATATCAGATAAATTTATTATCCCTTTCAATCATGATTTTAACGAATACGGGATCATTATAAAACAGGATCAAATTAATGATCTTGATAGAATACTTTCCGAGATTAATTTATGCGATCTTTATAAGAAGCAACAAGCCGGGAAGAAAGTTTACAAGGAAATGTTCACGTATGAAGGTTGTTACCAGAATTTAATCAAAAACTTATGATACACTTCATTTTATTAATCATCATCACAGTATTTTGGATTTGGGGCGTAAAAGTTCTATTCAAGAAGGGGGAAATACTTGGAGCTCAAGGTGAATGGATGCGTAGCAAATGGCCTAAATGGGTAGTTAAGCCATTATTTTCATGTCCATCATGCATGTCTAGTGTCCACAATACATTAATTTATTTCATGGGATTGCATTTTAACCAGTTACCCATATTGATTTCAAGCAACTGGTTACTGTTTTGGCCTTTCTTCTGTACTTGCACAGCTGGAATAAACCACATTTTAATCGAGCACCTGTATGATACTTCTGAGTAGGATAAAAAAGTACTTCAAACGGGATCAGAATAAAACTAATCTTTACCACCCAGACTTCGAAGATCAGACCGAAATGGCTTTTGAAGCTGGCGGGAAACAATATTACCGATTTGGGAAAGAAACATCTATGAGATGGGGGCGTTACATGTATCTTCAGACTTTCTTACACGAACAAAGCTTAAGGTTGGACCTTCCTTTACTTAAAAGATATATGGAGAATATTATTAAGGCCCTGACACCCGGCAAATCAGGCATAGTAGAGATTCACAAGGTTTACCAGATTGTAAGCCAGGTACAATCCAGGTGTGAACTGGCTTTTGAGGTTGAAACCACCTATCGACTAGCTTCTATACTGTATTTCGATGATACTGAAGACCTATATTCATACGACAAAGCATATAACGACAAAAAGATAAGTTCCTGGAAGGAGGCCAGAACGGTCGATTTTTTTTACACACTTCCAATGACCGAGTTCTTAAACTTGAACGATTTATCACCAGCCGATTTGCTGACCTTTATGGATCGTCAAAGAGAGATATTAGAAGTATTGACACCCGAGATGCCCGCGCAATAATGCAAGAATTTCACGACTCACAGGAAAGACAATTGAAAAAATTGTGTAATTTCGAATTGGGAAGAGATTCCGAATTTAAGAAACTTTCCGTTTATGAATTTTTGTTCCATATAAATGAGCTTAACAGCCATATAAACGAAGTTGAGTCAAAACATAAACATAATCTATAAGGTTGATAAATCTCAGGTTGATGCCTCGAAGGCATCAGTAAATCAGGCAAAAGCGGCCACGGATCAATTAACAGCGGCATCCGCAAAATTAGGGCAACAAGGCGCAAGGGGATCACAAATATATAGCTCTTCAATAGAAGGTGCTAGGCTTAAAGTTCAGCAATTAAAGCAACAAATTGACTTAGCTAATCAGGCTGATGTAAAAAGGCTTGCTACATTACGAACGCAGTACGCTGCAGCACAGAGACAACTAGAATCTTATACCGGATCGCTTAAAAAGC